CAATCGTCCCCAGGTGCCTCACGGCATACCTGGCAATCCCACAGTTACTCTATGAGAAAGGAACCCAATCCAGTCGATAACCTTCAACGGAACCCCTTGAGAGGGGTCCATCAGAAGGCACGCCGTAAAGGGCACTAGCTAGCTGAACATTCGCAGTCCAGTGGTGGAATGGTAACGGTTTTGACACCGGCTTCCACACACGCACTAACAGTATCCAAGGATTACTCTCGTGCCTCATGGTTTGCCAAAATTCCGGCTCATCATGGATTACGAGATCACCCAAAGCTACGGGGCCGCGACAACGACGAATATGTACTGGTATCTGATCAAGAGCACGCATCCAAGCGCGCCGAGTATCAAGCCAGCGAGAAGCGACCGAGGCTGACGCCTCAGAAGCTCTACGCAGGCCGTTAGCCAGTGCAATCCATTCTTGCGGTTCACGAGGAAACTCCTTCAATTGGTAGGGCCTTACAGCCTGTCCATCAAAGTAGTCCCCTCCGCAAGACTCCCGGAACTTCCCCGAAAGGAAGGTCTTACTGTAGTTCGGCTGGAAGCCGAAAATTCGTAAGAGTCGCAGGAGCGTGGGACCAACGTCGGTAGGACAGATGATATCGTCGCCGTAAACAAAGACATTCTTAGAGACTATGGGTTCGACCCCACAGACTCGACAGGCCGTCATTGCGATAGCGAGGAACACAGCTGTTTCAAGCTCGAACGTAAATCCATTCCCCATTGCGGAGAATTTATGAAGATACTGCTTAACCTTCACAGGTGCAGAGCCAGGCGAGTCGATACCCGTTGGGACTAAGGTGTGAGTTACTCTCAAGGAATTGAGTAGCAACCACCAGTCGTCCGGACATAGGTACCGAATCATCAACCTGGCCTTCATATCGCTAGCTGAAGTCAAGTCCACTGTACAGAATTCGCCCGTTTTAGAGGCACTCATCGCAACCTTGCGATGAAGATCTTGTGCTGACTCAAGCACCAGACCAATTCTGTCGAACCGGCGCCTTCGGATGAAGGAACCTACACCTAGCTGGTAGTAGGTATTTATCGACGGTCCAATAGCTATACCACGTTCGGTCTTCGCGTTCTTGCGAACGCTCAGGTACTCATCGTAGTACAACGTTTCAGGATCAGTGGCATTCGGTCTGTCCTGGCATAACGCCCTAAACCATGCGGTCTTGCACCACACAGTGTCTAACAGGCATCGTGAACCAGGTGAAACCGTAGGACGAGATGTCATCTTATCAGGGACAGTCGCTAGAAGCCCCCGATCTCTCAACGTACTCCCCGGTCCGAAGCGCGCCATGTCAAGGTTGACTGGCGCGGCGCCCATGATTTTCCTGAACTCGTCCCTCACGGGACGGAGCACATATCTCTCCAGGCCGTCAAGACTTGCGTCCCAATCGGCTCCAGAGAGAACGCGCTTAAACAGGCGATTCGTACGGGCGCAAGCTGCTTCGGCTTTCCACCATGCCTCAATGGCCGCTGCTTTAGGATCAATAGAACCGATCTTTAGGTCAGCGCACTTCTTAAGGAGATTAACAGCCTGGTAGTCCCGGTAAAAGGACTCAGCTGTGGTGTAAGAGGAAGGGTCTACTCGCAAGTCGAGATAACCCACTACATCACCACTCTCGAGACAAGCCTTCGCCTGCAGAGAAATGGGTGTGTTGAGGTCGGACAAATAGGTACCGACTACACGCATCAAATCACTTGGTAGCATGTGTGTCTTTCGTCTCTTACGCCCTCACGGGCGTGGAACAGATTCCCAGCGGAAGTTAGCTGGGAGCGTAGCCGTCAGCGATCGCCTGTTTGATCAGGGCGGTCGCCATAGCGTTGCACGCACGAGCGATGTGCTCGGTCGTGACCGCCGTCGGCATGTTCACCGGGACGAGCGCGCTCGCGTTGAGAACAAAGGTGTTCTCAACGGAGGTCAGCCCAGTCGTTGAATCGGTCACCACTTGATGCCCCTTGTAGGAGACATCAGAGCGACGACCGGTCTTCGGACCGTTCGACTTGGTCGTCATCGACAGGGTGGGCTTTTGGCCCGGAGTCCCCGTCGCTGCGTCCTCGCGCCACACAGCAGGATCGTTGTCGCCCGAGGCGGGCTTCAACTGGACCAGAGTGACGTCAGTCGTACCGTTTGCGGCTTTGACTGTCAGGTTGGCCATTGCAGGCATTGCATTTCCTTTTGGGTTGAATTCTGCTCGGAAGTGTTTCCCAACACGACTTCGCAAAGTGTTCTCAAGAAAATCCTCGAGGTATCACTTCTTCTTAACATCAAGAAACAGCTGCAAGACGAGCGAACTCGCCGTCGCAGCCCTTGTAATGCTAAGGGCCTTAAGGTTTGTAAACCGTAGACTTGGACGAGAGATCCCGAGGGACCTCTGCCACATCACAGTTTCAGAGAGCATCAGTTTCTGATTGTAGTAAGGATCAGTATTCCAATGCTGACCGAACGATTTACAGAAATAAGTCGTACTTGGGTTTCGCAACTCAAGTCCAAACCACTCCGTGTAAGAGCCTAAAAACTGCTCAAGGTTCACGAACCAGTTCAGTAACCAGCTCCAAGGCATGAGCTGAAACGCGGTGAGAGCCGGGTTGACAAGACCCAGTTGATTAGCCAACCAAACGTTGGGGTTATCGACACGAACCAGGGTTTGAAGCCTGACTCCGCCTTTCCCATCAGCTTTGTTTCCGAACGTCGCAGTGTTAGCCGCAACGGCATGAAACGTTTGACCGTCTCTAGCAGAAAACTTACCGAAAGGTGGGGGCTGTTGAAGCACGTTGCAAGCGCTCCAAATGTCGTTAACAAGTGGCAACCACCCGAACCACGATTCTAACCACAAACCGGCTGCGTCTTTCGCAGCTTTTCTCTTCCAGTCTACTTCAGCCTGACGGCTTTTTCGAACTTCTTCTGCCTTGAGAGACATCCGAAGCTCATCGTAGAATGTGAAGCCGTCACGCCTGCGGAGGGCGCGGAGAGCCCGAGCTAGCTGCTCGAGGCGTCTTGCTGCCATGTTGGCAGAGGATCTATATTCCGCAAGTCCGGTGCCACCTTCAATGCCTCCATAGTCACCACGGATCTTATCCACAAGCTTAGCGTGCGCTCTGTTAAAATGCACGCCTCGCGAGGGATCGTCCCCGAAGACATAGGATGAGCAAATGTTGTGGCCCAGATTGTTCGCAGACGTAAACCACCACCGAAGTGGGCCTGGGCCAATCATCCTCGAACACTTAGAAATGAAGGGAGTAGACAGGGAGAACGTAGCCTTGCCTTTTGAGCGAGGTTTCGTTCTGTACCATGTTTTCTCCCGATAGCTCCAAGCTTTAATCGAATCAGATTGATCCAGCTGGTATAGAGGTCCGACGATAGCCATAAACAACTCCGTTAAGATCTGACACGGAATGGCTAAATGAATCGTAGTGTCAGGTACGACTCTTTAACTGGTTTTAAGCCAGAGAAGAGGACGACCGCTGGATGGCGGGAGACTGTTTAGTCAATTACATCCACGCGTGCGAACGCGTAATCAATTTGATTTACACGCGATGATCAATCGCAGTATGGAACATCTGGGGAGCTACCCCAGACGTAATCCAGTCCAATAAGACTTCATAAGTTAGGAATTACAGGGGATACCCTGACCTATATTTCGCTTATGAAAGAGAGCACAGCTAAAGCTCTCTTCTGTCACCTGGTATGGCGACAGAACTCTTAAAGGACAGAGGTACATACCAATACCTCAAAGAAGACTCCC